GAGCTTCGATCATGTTTTAGCATCCGATTGAGCTTGCGGCGTTACGACGCCGGTTTCGGTGGGATGTATTGGCTCCGGTCCGTCGAAGAGCATGTAACACACGCTTACGGTTCTTCCGACGGACGCAGACAGCGACTCCAGTAGGAATTCCAAATCGGAGAGTATTACTGAGCGATCGCGCTGCGACGTAGCCCGTACTGTAGCGGCCATCCTTTCGACTGCCAGGATAGTGGCCAACGTTTCTTGCTGCTCTTGTCGTAGCAGCATACGGACGTAATTGATCTGGGTGGTAGACACGCCGATCCTCCAAAAGTGTTAAAGGTTGAGGCAAATGGTGTTGGAGAGGGGCCAACACGCGCGGCGTGGCGATCAAGTTTGAAAGTGATGAAGGTGTTGAGAGATCGCGTTGACCCCTTTGATAATGACCCCTGGTATTTGCCATGAGAACTGCCCCCTGTTGGTGTCAGTTAGTACAGTTCCCATCAAGTGAGGGAACTGGTTTTTTGAAGGGTGCTGGCACTTAGGCCAGCACCAGTTTGTAGTGTGTTTTCGGTTGTGCCCGTAAAGCGTTGTCCTCAGGCCGCAGGCGGCCCTGCGGGAACGCTTGACGGATTCGGCGTAGGGGTGGCGGCGGGAGTAGGTTTAAGGGCTTCTTTGGCCGCCTGTGCCCGTTTTTCGAGTGCCTCGCGACCAGCGCGGAGGAGTTCGCCGATTGATGGATCGCGCTCATTTTCCCATGGGGATTGCGGGATCACGACGTCATCGTCGGGGACGTCGAAGTCATCAGATTCCTCGATAGTTTCTGGGTCCATAGACCCATCGAGTTCTTGACGGCGCATCTGTTGATACATGGTGCGCATTTGTTCCCAGAGAGACGGTTGAGGATTGAAGCCGATCGGAGGTGCGATCGGAGTAGGGTCCATGACCTCAGAGCCATCAGAGAGATATTTAAGTTGCTGCATTGGTTTCATTTCGACCCCTGAAGAATCCCAATGCTTGAGCTGAGGAAGAGCCGAGAATACCGGCTCATTTTTCTTAGACATCGTATAGTTCTCCTAAGTAGATTTTAGCCTGGTCGGCGAGTAGATCAGTAGATGAATGATGTTCCTTCGGACGCCACTAATCTGCGAGCCTGGACAGAATTACGAGCCATTACCCAAAGGACATCTTTTCCGGGGACAGCGAACGTTCTTTCCGTAGGTACTGATTTCACGAAATCCGAGTTGAGAGCGGGAGTGGACCCGAAAATTCTGGCGAAGTGCCAGTAATTGAGGGTGGACTCACGGAATTCACCCGCGATTGAGCTTTCGGCACGACGGTATTCGTCGTAGCGATCTTGATAGCCGAAGACGCCGTTCGGCGAGGCATGCGCGGCGTAGACTTCTTTATTGAGGACTTCTTGCTGGCCAATGTGCTGGAGTTCTTTTTGCCAGAAATCCTCTTTGACCCGTCGGTTAAAATGCCGAGCGAGACCAGACGCGTAAATAGTTTTTGGTCTAACGCACATGAGTGTGATGCAATAACCGTGTTCCTCAAAGTAACGACGATATCGATTAGTTCGAGTAACATTAACGCCGTGGCCGCGTAGCTCGCCGACGGGGTTTGTTCCTTCCGCTGTTTGAAGTATTTCGCTAAATTGGATAGTTTGTCTGCCACCTCCGAGATATTCGGGACGCTGGAGGCGTGCATCAGAGGAAGTGACTCCCAGGTACCGAAGATATTCAGAATACCTTGATCCGAATCGGGCGCGGGCTTCCTCATAGCGTTGTAGCGCAAGCGCTTCCCTTAAGACGTTGACGGTGACGGCAGAGGCCGCAGAGAGATCAGCGAAGACAGCAGGATAACCAGGATTGGCGGTACCTTTCATAACGAGCGTAGTGTCGAAGTCTCGAGTGAAGGTGTAGCTATCCGTAGCACCGTCGGACTCGCGGATGGTCTGAGAACCATCATCGAACGTCCCAGGTGATTTGATGCCGATGCCGAGAACCGGAGCAGTAGTCCCCAGGGGGACCGTAACAGAGGCCCCCTTTTGCTCCCAGGGACGCGAAGACGTGAAGTAGTCTTTTTCCCAGCAGCCATTTTGCAGGACTGTGGAAGTAGTAGTATCGGCGCCAGAAGTTTCATCGATAACGAGTTCAGTTTGCAGATCCTGGTCACGATACCATTCGTTCCAGATCATTGCGTAAGCGCGGAACGGGAGAGCTGACACTTCGATATTGTTGACGCCGGGGACGACGCCCAGGTAATCGGCCAAGCTACCACTTGCAACCCCAGAACCGCCCCCAAAAGTAATAGTTGGATATACTGAGGCATTAAGACCGTCGGGACCGCCGGTGATAAAATCTTCCCAATCTTCCCAGATAAGCCGGAGAGGAACGAACCATTTATGAATGGTGACGTGGACTGGGTGCATGACAGGTGCCAGCAGAGGCGAGCAACGGACCAGCGCAGACGTAGCTTGTTGAATAGAATCACCGGGGAGAACCTCGTGAATATTAATTGGAACAAGCTCCCCGAGATCGCAAGAGAGGAGCTTGGTGTTCGAAAGCGAGAATTTGTTGCGTTTCATAGTGAACCTTTTTTCTTTCGCCGTTGTTTGGCCGCGACTTGAATAGTCTGACCGAGTGAATCTTGGATTAACGCTTCACGGTATGCCGTTTCCTTGAAACCAGGGAGCGCCACTTCGAAGACAGCTTCGCGCAAAGGGCGCATTTCCTCCTTTCTTTTTTCGATAACTGATATTGGTGTTTTTTCATCTCTGCCGATCCGAGAACGGAGCCTCTTAGTGAGATATTGACCGAGGGGGTGGATTTGTTTCCCGTGCCGGAGAGCAGTAGGTACATCTTCCAGAGTTTCATCTAGTCGGTGTTCCATAAGCGTTGAGGCGACTTCATCCATAAATCCCGCCCCTATGCCAGGGCGGCGAGACATTCTTGCGAATTCAGGCACGCGACCGGCATATTGTTCCTCCATATTCCCAGTCAGCTTTTTTGTGACGTAACCAGAGCAGTAAGCCGCCGACTGATAACTTACTTGCCCTAAGTAGACTTGTCCGAGTCCCCAGACTTCGGCGAAGTCTGAGCAGTTGTTGCAGCAATAGCCTCTAGAATTAACCTGAGTAACTCCTCGAGCGCATCCAGGAATTCCGAAGGCAATGGCGTGGTAATGGGGTCTATGGTGGGTATCCCCATACTCTCCGCATCCGAAATACCGCATTTTGGTGGGATGGATGCGTTTTCTAAGTCTTTTGATAAAGTTGCATAGATGAGAGGGATCGAGCGAATGATCAGCGGGGAGATGATCATGAGAATATGTAAGAGTGATGAACGTGTTGTCACCATATAGACTTGCCTCCAGCATTATGCGGTGTGCCCAGACCCGCCGTTTATTCACCTTGCAGTTAAGACATTGGCCGCACCCGAGGGCGCGGCCACCAAGTATTACTGGGTATGAACATTTCACATCCGGTAACCTATCCGTACGGGCCGACCGGCCCGGCCACGACGGCGAGTAAAGGAACGACGACCGCGACGACGAGAGCTTGAACGACCTGAGTAGCGTCTGCGACGCATGAGAGACCTCCTAGTGTTGAAATTTACCCTTCCAGACGTTGCCATTAAGGATACGTGCTAGACGATCCGACACTTGAACATACTCCTGAGTTGCTGGGTTGTAAATCCAGGCTTTGCCTTTTTCTAGCGGGACCCCCGGCGGAGGCGCCAGATTAAGTCCGAGACTCTGCGGGATGCGATTCCGCAGATTCCACCCGATCGAACCCAGCGTATCTTCTTCAAGGCGTTGTTTGACATCACCGCCATAGACGGGCGCCCAGCCAGAGCTTGTGCGAGCATACCCAATATCGTTGACCGACCCAGGCTCGGACCAGGGATGATTTGGTTCCGAAGCCGTCCGGGACATAAGGGATGTTTTGACGAGATCGGTAGCAGATCCTTGGCCATCGATAAGCCAGCGTTGATCAGCCGAAGGCGGTGCCGGCGGAGTTGCTGGTTGATTAAGTTTTGCGATCTGGGAAGCAAGGAGCTCATTTTCCAATGCTGCCCGTTGTAGCTGAAGACCCTGAATCTTGACGGTATAAGCGCCAAGCCTTCCCGCTTCCGGAGTAACCGCGCCGACAGCGCGCCCAAGGTCTTGCCCTGCGGCTGCGATAGAACTACCCACGTCGCCGACTCCGACTGGCGCAAAACTGTGAGTCTGAGCCCCGAGGGCATATAGTGGGTGAACGCCAGCCTTTTCGGCATCTGCGACCTTCCATTGAATTGCGTTCTGAGCGAACTGTTTCTGTAACTTGATATTTTTGTCGGCCTGAGAATTCCCGAATATAGCCGACGCGACATTGCCAGCAGCGCTAGCGATCGCTGGTAGAGCTTCGATCATGTTTTAGCATCCGATTGAGCTTGCGGCGTTACGACGCCGGTTTCGGTGGGATGTATTGGCTCCGGTCCGTCGAAGAGCATGTAACACACGCTTACGGTTCTTCCGACG